CTCAATAACCTGGCCCAACATAACTACATTAGAAACCTCCAAGTTGCTACATATAGCCACTACCATCTGAATGTCCTCGTCGGACCAACCGGCGCAAACCGCGAGATCAATCAAAACAGAGAAAACGCCAGCTAACAAAACACGATGGACAGACATATCAAAGCCCGCATAATCGCCTCCTAGCCGCGACTCACTATCAAATTCATCTAAGAAACGCTCCATCTCGTGCCACCTAAGGGAATAAGGATCAATGCCAATCTGGCACTCATACTCCTTCTGACCCTGCATGGCAGCAAAGAACGGTATCAAGTACATTCGCAGAAGAATATTAACAACAAACATTCCTCCGTAAAATACGCGAACCTTTGTCTTACCCAACGCTATAGTCTCGTCTTTCAGTGCGCTGTTAAAAGTAAACAAACCAGTTCGACCCGCTCGCAACGCCTCCATAAGATCTCTCAATTCTACACTCAACTCATCGTTGAGCGCATAGTTGACGGTTCTTTCACGTCGTACACCATCCGTAGACAATGGATGGGGGCGACCACACCCACGAACACTACAGTCAACACCGCATAACACTTGCAACACACTGGATTTAACTCCAACGTGCCCAAAACCTATCGCAGTGTCTGTAGGCATAGCAGCAACCACAACGTCCGTCTCAACATCCAACGCTTTCATACCATAACCGTTAATGGATTCCAGGACAGTGGCAGGGCGCGACGGAAAGCCCACACGCTCCAGCGTAATCAAACAAGTGCTCTTAAAGTCAAGAACAGCTGCGCTTAACAACGGTCCCGAACCAGGCAGAACACCTTTCTTGCGCATAGTATCAATTACTCGCACAAAGTGGCGTAAAGACGTAGGTTCGGTCGTGTCCTTGATTCTCACACCACTTATCCACATGTCTCTACCAGGAATACAGTGCGAGGCAGCCCCTAACACCCGTAACACCACAGCATTGTCATTGAACGAAAAGGACGTAACGCGCAGGTTTGAACGAAAAGAATTTTCAGATTTCTCGTTAACACCAGCCCGCGGTCCACTCTGAATCATCAACACACCACGCGAAGACACTCCTCCAACAGAAACACCCGGCGCAAGTCCGAGGCCTGGGTGCACTGCAGTGACGCTGAGCTTGAGCGTGGCAGGCTGAGCAAACAACCTTTCGCCCGCACTCTGATT